CTAGTGGTGCTGGTGGAGGTACTGGAGGTACTGGTGGTGCTGGTGGTGGTGCTGGTGGTGGTGCTGGTGGTGGTGCTGGTGGAGGAGGTAGTGCAGGTGGGGCCGATATTGAATCTATTGACTCTATTAAGAAATATGGACCTAGAGTTCATGGTACGCAGAATAGAGCAGTTACTGCAAGCGATTATGAGACCCTTATTCCTAGTGTATTCCCTGAAACTGAGACAGTTTCTTGTTTTGGAGGAGAAGAATTGACTCCTCCTCGGTTCGGACAAGTTTTTTGTGCTGTAAAACCTACAAATGGGTCATATTTGTCAAATGCACTTAAAGAAAACCTTAAAAATACAGTTAAAAAGTATAATGTAGCAGGAATATCACTAGATATCACTGATTTGAAATATTTGTATATAGAACCTAATGTATCTGTATATTATAATTGCAATTTAGGGGGATCAAAAAACGATATTAACAATGCAGTAATGAATGCTATTTTAGAGTATTTGAAAGATGAAGATCAAATGGGTTTTGGGGGTAGATTTAAGTTTAGTAAATTCCAATGCTTAATTGATGGAGCTGATGAATCTATTACTTCTAATATCACTTCTTTAAGAATGAGAAGGGACTTGAGAGTAGCGTTAAATAGTTTTACCGAATATGAAATTTGTTTTGGTAATTGTATGTTTGTTAAAAACTGTGATGGTTATAATATAAGATCATCAGCATTCCATGTATCTGGAATACAAGGAGATGTATATCTTACAGATAAACCAAACTCTAATGATCATTCCAAAGGATCAATGTTCTTATTCCGATTGATGTCACCTACAAATCCCGTAATTGTAAAGGAAAATATCGGTACTATAGATTATGAACATGGAGAAATTAAATTATCTCCTATTAATATAACCGATACTGAAATTACTAGGGATTTTCCATTAATAGAAATAGATTCTGCACCATGTTCCAATGATATCATAGGAGCACGTGATCTTTATTTACGATTAGGTAATGGAAATGATACTGGAAATGAAAATGGTGGAATTAATGTTAATTCTTTCTGTGATGATGTTGATCCTGTTTCATCTTATGGTGGTAATATATTAGTTCGTGGAGAAGTTCGTTATGGATGTAATACTGATGGGGAAGTTACATCCATGACAAACATTATAACTACAACAACTACCAATGCAGATGGTACACAGACTATGACACAAACAACACAGGCTGGAGGAGGAATGACTGGCGGTGGTGGTGGATATTAACTTTCATTTTATTACTAAGATTAACGTATACAACAAATGATATCAACAGATCTAAAAAGAGTTAAATTACAAAGTATAGTTGAAAATCAACTTCCATCCTTTGTACAATCCGACTTTCCATTATTAGGAGAATTCTTAAGAGAGTATTATACTTCTCAAGAATATCCTACATCTTCTGCTACTGTCCTTCAGAATATAGATGAATACGTTAAATTAGTAACTTTAACAAATAATAGTGATAGTACTTTATTGAGAGATGATATAGATGAAATTGATGAGGAAATATTTGTATCTTTTGATTTAAATAATGGAGCTATTGGAACCTATCAATTTCCAGAACAATATGGATTAATTAAAATTGATAATGAAATTATTCTATATAGAGAAAAAACAAATAATTCGTTTAAAGGATGTATAAGAGGATTTAGTGGAGTAACTTCATATAATTCTATTCATAGTGATCAATTAACTTTTTCAGAATCTGATATTGCACAACATATAGCTGGTGCAAAAATAGTAAATTTAAGTGCTTTATTATTTGCTAGATTTTTAATTAAAGTAAAAGGTTTATATTCACCTGGTTTTCAAAATAGACAATTAGATGAAGATTTAAATCAAAGATTGTTTATTTCAAGAGTTAGAGATTTTTATGAATCAAAAGGTAGTGATGAATCTTTTAGAATTCTTTTTGGAGCCTTATATGGGGAAGAGTGTGAAGTATTAAGACCTAGAGAGTTTCTTTTTAGACCTTCAGATGCGGATTATAGAGTAACTAAAGATTTAGTTGTTGAATCTATAAATGGAGATCCTTCTAAACTTTTAAATTGTACATTATTTCAGGATGCAGATGATAACTCTGGAATAGGAAGAGCATATGCACCAATTACGGATATAGAAAAAATAACTTATAATCAAACTGACTATTATAAGTTTGGAACTAACTATAGTCATACTACTGATGTTGCTTTAAGAGGAAGTGTTTATGGAGAATTTTCTGTTCATCCATCTACCAGAATAATAACTCAAGTTTCTGGGGGATCTAGTGTAATAGATGTAGATTCAACTATTGGATTTCCTGCAACTGGAGAATTAGCAATTACATATGAATCTGGATCTCCTGGTATATTAACTTATAGATCAAAATCGGTAAATCAATTTTATGGTGTAGGAGTAGCCAATACAACTGTTACTGGTATTGGTAGTCAAGACTCTATTGCTTCAAAAAACAATATTAGATTAAATGTGAGTGCATATGCATATGTTGGTATAGGAACTACAAGTAAAGTAGAGGTAAGAATAGGAAATGTATTAGCACAACCAGTAATTAATGAAAATACCTATTATTATGATCAAAATGATACTGCAAAAATTCAAACCTTAGGAATTACTACATCTGGTCCAAGAGTTGAAGATTGGTTTTATAATTTATCTATTCAATATGATATAGACACAATATCTTTAGTTGATGCATCTGATTTTACTTATACTATTGTAACTTATGATAAAAACAATTTAAAAATAGGTAATAAAGTTGTTGTAACTGATGTTACTGGTAGCACTAAGGATTCAACAGTTACTGAAATTATAAGTGCATATAGTTTTTCTATAAAAGGACAAGGCCGTATTACTAATGCCAGTTCTACGGTTGAAAGAAAAATCTTAAGAAGTAAGGTTGATAGTAATCTTACTGGTTATCAATATATTGATAATTATTTTGCAAATATTCAAAATACCTATGCAAAATTTAATCAAGATGTTTTAGTTGCTTCTTCTTCTATTCCTAATTATGCAAATGCTCCCTTAAACTTCTATGATAGAAAACTTACTTTAAATGGAGATTATAGTGGCGATACTTTTACATTTTTAGATGTAGAAGATCATGGATATTATACTGGAGATGCGGTTTACTATGATTCATATACTATTGAATCTACTGATTTCTTAGGAAATGTTAATAAAGTGATTAGCAAGTTTCCTCAGATGGAACCTGGTATATTTTTCGTAAAAAGAGTAAATAAAAATCAATTACAAATTGCAACAAGTCCAACTAATATTGATAACAGCCGTTTTGTATCAGTATCTGGAATGGTTACATCAAATACTTTAGAGTATATTGATTTTCATGATAAAATAGTCGATAATCAGTTATTATTCAGAGAAATAAAATCTCCAAATAAAGAAGTAGGTAATTATATAACAGAACCAGGATCTAGAACTGGTATTTTAATTAATGGAGTAGAAATATTAAATTATAAATCAACAGATACGGTTTATAATGGTCCTATTAATAAAATTGATGTATCTGCATCTGGAAAAAATTATGATATTATTAATCCACCACTTTTAAACATAGATGATAATGTAGGATCTGGTGCTACTGGTATATGTGCTGTTAAAGGTACTTTACAAACAATTGAAATTACTAATCCAGGATATGATTATGTTTCTGATCCAATTATTTCAATTACAGGAGGAAACGGTAAAGGTGCTAAAGCAGCTGTTAATATGCTTAACAAATATCATGATGTGGAATTTCAATCTATTGGTCTAGGCACTGATAGGTCTGATCGGGTTATTTTGGATGATAATACAATAGGATTTTCTACATTCCATAAATTTAGAAATGGTGAAAAAGTAATTTATGAAACAAATGGGGGAACTGCAATAGGGGGAATTTCCACAGGTGCAGTTTATTATGTTCATAATGTAGGTGTATCCACTGTTAGACTTTATAAAGAACAAACAGATGCAATTAATGCGGGTGTAAATACAATTTCATTGACAAGTTTTGGAACAGGAGTTCATAAGTTACAAACATTTGAGAAAAAAAGAATAGTATCTAGTATTATACTTGATTCCAGTGGATCTGGTTATGAAAATAAAAAAAGAACTATAATTTCAGCAACAGGTATTAATACAGCACTTAATCAAATTAACATAAAAGATCATGGATATAAGTCAGGAGAAATTATTCAATATTCTTATGCTACTTCTGCAATTTTAGGTATAAATTCAAATACTGATTATTTTGTTACTGCAGTTGATAGTGATAATTTTAGACTCTCAAGTGTAGGTGTAGGAACCACTGCAAAGAGTCTATATTATGACACAAATCAATATATACAATTTACTTCACCTAGTTTAGGGTCAGGTACTCATTCATTTAATTATCCACCTATCGTAGTTTCATTAACTGGAGAAATAGGAGTTACTACTCAAAGTGGACAGGACTTTAAAGCTAAAATTCAACCATTATTTAGAGGATCTATCGAATCTGTTCAGGTTACTAATACTGGTGTAGGTTATGGATCATCAGATATTTTAAATTATGATAATCAACCATTATTTACTTTAAAAAATGGTACAAACGCAGAAGCTAGTGTAATTCTGGATAATGGTAGGATTATAGAAAGTGTAGTAACTAATGAGGGGTATGGATATGATGCTCCTCCAATATTAACAATTAATACTGATGGATCAGGAAGTTATGGAAAATTAGTTCCTATCGTTAGTGATGGAAAATTAGTAGATATTAGAATAGATAATGCTGGTATTGGGTATACTGGTGAGGTATTAGTTAATATCCAACCAAGTGGTTTAAATGCTAAATTTAGAGCACATATTAAACCTTGGACGGTTAATTTGTTTAATAAGTATATAGATATCATTTCTCCTGATGATGGTATATTAGATACCGCAGAAAATACAAATAGAGGCATTCAATATACTCATTTATATGCACCTAGAAAATTAAGAGAATCCATCTATGTAAAAAATCAAAATAATGAAATAAAATATGGATTAAGTGATTTAGAAAAAGTTGATAATGAGGAAGTTTCTGCTTCTTACCATTCTCCTATAATAGGATGGGCTTATGATGGAAATCCAATATATGGACCTTATGGTTATAGTAATCGTGATGGTGGTATTGTCAAACCTATGGAATCTGGATATAAATTATCTACTAAATCCAATAGACCATCTCTAGCAGCATTTCCGCAAGGATTTTTTGTTGAAGATTATGAATTTGACAATTCAGGTGATTTGGATGAACATAATGGACGTTTTTGTGTAACTCCAGATTATCCAAATGGTGTATATGCGTATTTTACTACTATTAATCCTACGTTAATTGAGAATTCAGGACCATTTAATAAGTATAGAATTCCTGAATTCCCTTATTTGATTGGAAATACATTTAAGTCTAAACCAAATCCGTTTAATTATGATCTTAAGTCGAATCAATTAGATTATAATCTGGATAAATCTGAATGGTTTAGAAATACTACTCCATACTCTTTAACTCAAAATAATGCATCTTATGAGTTCCTTCTACAACCTAATAAAGACAGAGAATATAATGTAAATATATCTAATGTTTCTAAAGGAAATATTGAAAAAGTTGGTATTTTAACAGGGGGAAATAGTTATCAAATTAACGATTCTCTAATTTTCCAACCTTTACTGGGAGCACAATCTGCTAAAGCTAAGGTTTCTGAAATTGAAGGAGTAGAAGTTACTAATATCAGTGTTGCTTCTAGTACAGTTTCAGGAGTAGAAGTTAGTCCGTTCGATGCTAGTGGAAAATATGTTGCTATTTCTACTTCTCCTCATGGATTTGTGAATAAAAATTTAGTTTCTTTAGCTGGATTTAATACTTCAATTAATTCTCTTCAGGGAGGTTTTAATATTGGGGTTAAAACAGAACAACTTAGTTTAACACCAGGAGTAAGTAATAGTGTAGTTACTGGATTAGTTACATATTTTGGAGTTGCGGGATCTTTAAATCAAGATGCACTATCGATTAGAGAAAATGATATTTTGGGAATTGGAACCGAAAAAGTAAAAGTATTGGAAGTTGATCAATTTAATTCAAGATTAAGAGTTCTAAGAGCTCAAAATGGAACGGTATCTAGTGCTCATACAGCAACTTCAATTATAACTGAAGATTCTAGAAAATTTACTTTTGATACTACGCCTGAAACTGATATAATTTTTGAATCAACAAAAGAAATTTATTTTGAACCTAAAGAAGCAGTAGGATTAGGAACTCTTACTGGAGTTGGAATTGGAACAACTATCTTCTTCTCTAATGCTGGTGCTGGATTAACTCAGGTTTATATTCCAACACAATCTATTTTCTTACCAGATCATGAATTAAATACTGGTGATCTTTTAAGATATAGAAATAATGGTGGTAATTCTATTGGAGTTTCCACTGACGGTACTACATCATTTATTTTACCAGATGAGTCTAGGGTATATGTCGGAAAAATTTCTAATAATCTTATTGGTATTTCTACTTTTAGAGTTGGATTAGGAACCACTGGGACTTTTGTAGGTATCGCAAGCACTAATCAGATAGGTGAATTATTAAGATTTACTGGATTGGGAACAGGAGTATATCATAGTTTTAAAACTCTAAAAGATTATGTTGTTACAGGAGAGGCAAATAAAAATGTAGTTACTGTAGCTACTGGATCCACTCATGGATTATTATTTGATGATAATATAAGAGTTAATATAAGACCAGGTATTCATACGAATATTACTATAAAATATAATGATTATAACAGGAGAATAGTTTTTGATCCTAAATCATTTGTTGCGGGTGATGTTGATACTATTAACAATACAATTACTATCACTGATCATGGGTTAAAGGATGGAGATAAAGTAATTCATACTGCTTCTACTTCATCGGGTGGTTTAGAGAATGAAAAAATTTACTATGTTCTTAGATATTCTAGAAATAAAGTAAAACTTTGTTTAACAAGATATGAATCATTAGAATTTACTCCAGAGGTGGTTACTATAACATCTGCTTCTGCAGGAACTCTTTCACCTATTAATCCTAATGTAGATCTTTATAATAATAATACTGTTAAATTTGATTTATCGGATTCTTCTTTGTCTTCTTTTGTAGGTTTAAGTTCTTACGCTGCATTTGATTTAAATTTATATACTGATAAAGAATTTAAAAATTCATTCTATTCATCAGGCATTGATAGATCTTTTGAAGTAACTAAAGCAGGTATTGTAGGAATTTCTACTAATGCAAATCTCACCATCATTGTTAATGATAATATTCCAAAAGTATTACATTATAAATTTGATCCAATTCAAAGTGATTTGATTGAGGACGTTAAGAAGGAAATTGTTATTGATAACGAAGTGGTTGGATATAATCAAATAGAAATAAGAGGAAGTATTTACTCAGGACTTTTTCCAGTAGCAGGGATTGGATCTACAAATACATTCTCATATAATTTATTAGATACTCCTGAAAAATCATCTTATACTACATCTGAAGGAACTTTAGCATATTTTACTGATTCTACTACTACATATGGCGGTATTTCAGAAGTTGAAATAACATCTAAAGGAAATTATTATTCAGAAGTTGTAGGAGTATCATCAATTAAAACTGGTATAGGTAGTAAAGCTATTTTTGAAGTTAGTAGTAGTACGATTGGTGAAATAAACTCAACAGAAATTGAAAATATTGGATTTGATTATCCAACTGATACTACTTTAAGACCTGTTCTTAATTTGCCAGAAATTCTTGTAATGGATGCTTTAAATTCATTGGAAAGTATTGGAATTAGTTCTGCTGGTAAAAATTATACAATAGCTCCTGATTTAAATGTATTAGATGGATTTACTAAAAAAGAAGTTGAGGATGTTGACTTAAGTTACAAAATTGGAGATTCTCAAGTAACTATTTTACAAAATACAGAAAATCTTAATAGCATTGATCCTATCATTATACCTACCTCTAATGTTAATGGTATTGGTATAGCAACTATCACTTTTGATATTTCTACTAAGAATGTTACGATTGGATTTAATACTGCATTTAGTGATGAATCTCCACTTGCTGTTGGAGATAAAGTTTTGATAGAAAATGTAAGTGTTGGTGTTGGTACAACAGGATTAGGATATAATTCTGCAGATTATGGATATTCGTTATTTACTCTGGCAGATGTTAATATTCCTTTAGGTGGAGGAGTTGGAGTTGTTACTTATAGTTTAGATGGATACTTAGTAGAAGGAACTAGTCCTGGTAATTTTGATTCGTTGAACTCAGCTGGAATAGTTGTACCTGAAAAATACTTCCCTCAATTTGATATTAAATTAAAGAAAAATGATTTTATCGTTGGTGAAGATATCACTTCAGGAAATAAAGTAGGTAAAGTAGAAAGTTGGAATAATCGCATTGAATTATTAAAACTATCAACTACTACTGAGTTTGATGTTGGAGATATTATTGTAGGAAGAACTTCAAAGACTCACGGAAAAGTTACATCCAAAATTGATTTCAATGCAGAAGTTAAAATGGATGCAGGATCAGTTGTTCAAAATGGTTGGAAGAAAGATACTGGATTCTTAAACAATAGTCTTGAAAGAATTGCGGATAATAATTACTATCAACAATTCTCTTATTCTTTAAAATCTAAAGTTGATATAGGAACTTGGGATGAAGCTGTAAGTACTTTAAATCATCCTGCAGGATTTCTTAAATTTAGTGATTTACGTATAGAATCTACAGATGATAATTTTAGTGGTGTAAGTGGAAATGATAGTCAGTTAGTGGCATTTATAAATTTAGATGCAGAAATAGATATAAATTGCTATTCCAATTTTGATTTAGTAACTGAAAACTCTCTGAATATAAGTGATATTAAAGTAGCATCTGATGAAATTTACTTTAATTCAAAAATACTTACAGATTATTATGAATCAGTAGGTAATAGAGTTCTTATTATTGATGATATTAGTACTCAGTTTAACAGTGATCCTAGAGCAACCAGATTTTCTGTAGTTGCTGATTTTGATGTTAAACAAAGATCTAAAAAATGGTTGACTTTAGTAAGAGATAAAACTTTTGCTGGTGAACGGCAATGTATGTTGGTGACTTTATTGCAGGATGAGCTTAATGGATTTATGAATCAGTATGGTCGAGTTGAAACTGTAAATGACCTTGGAAGTTTTGATTTCCAAGTTACTGGAAATCAAGGACAACTTCTTTTTTATCCAACAAAATATGCAGTTAATGATTATAATGTAAGTAATGTTAGTTTTGATATTGTTGGATTAAGTACAGTTGGTATAGGATCTACTACGTTAGGAAGTTCTATTGATGTTAGATCAACTCAAACAACTGTAGCAGCTGGATCCACAGGAACTACGGTTGTCGGTATCGCCTCTACTTATAGAAGTGCAAAAGTTCTTGTTCAGATTAATGCTGACAATGGACAAATGGAATTCGATGAATTAAATATTCTTCATGATGGCACTACTGTGGAACTTTTAGAGTATGGTCAATTAACAACAGTATTTGATGAAGATTATAGTGGGACAGGACTAGGAACTTATATTGCTTCAATGGAAACTGGTCCTCTTAATATTGATTTTGTTCCCAATGCAGGTATTGCTTGTTCTGTAGATACATTAAGTATTGCTATAGCAGGTGCTAATACGGGTACTGGTGGAACAGGAATAGGAACTCAGTATTTGGGAGATGGTGTTCAGGATGTTGCATTTGTTAATTCTACATTTACTGCTATTCCTTCTTCATCTTCTCCAGCTGCACATAAAATTGCTGAATATGATATAAACAATACTGTTTCTGATAATGATAATAACGCTGCATATTATGTGATCAGTGTAGAAGATACAACTAATAATCGTTATGAAATGTCTGAAGTAATTGTTTTAAATAGCAGTTCTGAAGCATACATGACTGAATATGGAAATATTATTAGTAATATTGGATTAGGAACAGTAGGTGCTGGAGTTTCTAGTTCTACTTCTCAAACTCAATTGATGTATACTCCTATCGCAGGTATTGCAGCATCAATTCGTGTTTTCCAGATGGGTATTCAGATTGCTGCCCAAAACGATGATGTAACTTCAGTTGATAAGATAGATTTAAACAATGCTTCTATTACTGCTGGATATGGAGATTATACGGGTACAGAAACAGATGTTCTTAGAGCATTTAATTTAACACATGATGGAAGAAATGTATTCCAAAGAGATTTTGATGGTAGTAGTTCAACTATTGTTAATCTGACTAAAAATAGTGTTACAGTCCCAGAGCATTTCTATGTAACAGGGGAAGAGGTTACTTATTCTTATGATGCAGGTAGTGGAAGTCCAATTGGAATTGCTACTACAACAATTAGTGGTATAGGTGTTACTAATCTTCTTCCTTCTACTACTTACCTAGTTAAGGTAAATGAAAGCACTATTAAATTTGCAAAAACTGCAGAAGATGCATTAAAGGCTGTTCCTAACATTTTAGAATTACGATCTGTAGGTGCTGGTGTTGCACATACAATAACTGCAAGAAATCAGAATACAAAATGTTTAATTGCAATCGATAATGCACTTCAATCTCCTATTGTTTCAACTGCGGTTACAACAGGTTTATCTACACTATTCCCTCTTGGAGGAAAGGTTATTGAGACCGTGGGTGTAACTTCATTCTTCGGTGGCGATTTAATTAAAATCAATGAAGAAATACTGAAAATAGATACCGTGGGTTATGGAAGTGAAAAGAATATTTTAGTAGATCGTGCGTGGATGGGAACTAACTTAGCAATTCATGGTGCTAATTCTATTGTGACTAAAATTGAGGGTAATTATAATATTGTTAATAATACGATTAACTTTATTACTGCACCTCAAGGGCCTACCCCAGTAAGTTCTACAACTAATCCACCCGACAGTAGAGATTGGGTAGGAATAACTACATTCTCTATGTTCCAAGGGAGATCCTTTATGAGATCTGCTGCTACTGGTAGTGTTAATAGACCTTATAATAATAATTATATTTTTGATGATATTTCTGATGAATTTACTGGTATTGCAAAAACCTTTACTTTAACATCAGATAAATCCAATGTTGCTGGATTCTCTACGGATAATGGAGTTATACTTATAAATGGTGTGTTGCAAGGACCAACAGGAGACTTAATAATTGATCAAGATTATACCTTGTCTGAAGGTCTTACTGGTATCAGTAGCATCACTTTCACAGGAGCAGCCACATCCGAAGCCT